CTACTCTAAAACATTACTCATATATTTTTCAAATTCAGAAATAGAGTCTTTATTGATTTTATCACTAATATGTGAATAGACATTGGATGTCATTTCGATACTTTTATGACCTAAGCGCTCTTGTATATATTTTAAGTTAGCACCTGATTCTAATAATAAAACAGCATGTGTATGTCTTAAAGAATGGATATCAAGGCTAGGTATGTTAACCTTTTTTAAAATTCTTGAAAAGGCGTTGAATAAAGTTGATTTCGGTAAGAAATTACCATCTGTTCGAGTGAAAATTAAATCTAAATCATGCTTATAGCTTTCTTGTAATACTAATTTATTTTCATTTTGCCATTTCTTATGATTTAACAAATCCTTAGCAAGTGGAGCCGGGATCATAATTGTTCGTCTGGATGAAAATGTTTTTGTATCACCAAATAATTCTTCACCCATTTTAGCGTGGAAATCTAATGTTTTTGTAATATTTATTGTTTGTTCTTTAAAATCGATGTCACTCCATTGAAGAGCGGCAGCTTCACCTTTTCGCATTCCAGTATTGATAAGTGTTTTAAAAAAGATATAATAGATGTAATTATATTGATAAGATGCTTTTAAGAATCGTGGAATGTCTTCTGTACGCATATACTTGAGACCTTCCTCTTTTTTTTGGTTTTTGTTTGAAATTACAACATCATCACAAGGGTTTGTTCCAATCTTTTTTAAACTAATGGCCTTACACATTGCATTATTCATAGTTCGGTGAATTATCTTTACAGTTCCCTTACTGTACCCCTGATCAGTAAGATGATTAATAAAGTTTTGATACATCATCGGTTTCAAATCTTTTAAATTTATATTTTTAAAATACGGGATGATGTGTTTTTCAACGTTTCTTTTGTGTAGGATGAACGTGTTTTTTCTTACAGTATTTTCTTTGTACAATTTAAGCCAATCTTCTAAAAAGTACTTTAAAGATGTTGGAACATTTTCGATTTCAAAACCATTCAATATCCTTTGTTCTTCTTCAGCAGCCGCAATTTGGGCTTCTTTTTTTGTTTTAAAGCCACGTTTAGTTTTCTCTTTGTACTGGTGAGTATAGGGGTCTTTGAATTTAATCCTATATTGCCAACCGTTGCTCACTTTTCTAAAGCTAGCCATAAAAATCCTCCTTATCATAAATTACAGTTAACATACAGCTTGTACATTAATTGTAATTGAATAATAGCATGATAACCTAATTACTGTAAAAGAAAACTTACGCATGCGAAACATACGTTCTAAAACGATTATGTATTGATACTAAGGAAGGGGAAATGGAAAGATGAAGAGTTTTACCGGAGAACCAGGCGGTCACGAAATAGCTGATCCAGGAGGATGGTTATCATTATATGGACCAGGTGGTGGAATGGGTAAACAAAAGTTATTTGGTCCTGGCACTGGGGTATAACAAAAAAGACACTTTTTAAGTGTCTTTTTTGTAGATAAAATCAATATTTTATAATTAAGAAATTTTATTAACTACTGGTTAAAATGGAAAAGACCACTTTAATAGTGGTCTTTAAACTAAATGGAACATCAATAAGTTGTTTTGAAGACAAGGAAATTGTTTTAACAATTTATGAGATTTGTGACCATTCACCGGTAACTTTATCATAGTCAATGGAATAATCGACCATTTCAAGGACTTCACTTTTCATACAACTAACAAATACTTCTTTAAATACTTCATATGCAGCTGGAATTGCACCTGGCATAGCTGGTGGAGTGGTTGCTGCAATTACAGCACCTGTTGCAGCAGCAGCAATTGCAGCGTTAAGTGCACATTCAGAGATAGATTGTATTAATTCCCCAGCCATATCTTCAGGGTAATGAACTCGAGCAACAAGTGAATGTGTTGTGACACGTCTAAAAAGGCCGCAAGGGACTGTAATTACAATATTACCAAAAGGTGTTTTAATTTTTTTGTCGCAGAATTCTTGCTTAACTTCTGGAACATCTACAGATACAAGAGTTTTTTCCCAAGTTTTTTTACCCTCGACAAAATGAGATAGATCATCAACAGCATATGTATCAAGAGTTGTTGGTTTTCCATCATGTCCAAGATAAGTAATTGAGGAAGCTTCGGGAATTGGTTCATCAAATATTTTCTCTGAAAGATTTTGTGTCATAATTAGATTCTCCTTTTTTAGTTTAATACATAAAAATTATTTGACTAAAAGAGAAGTATTATACTGGAAAAAAATGAAGTGTTCTTTCTAATAAAATCGAAAACAATTATTGAACAAATGTTTATTAAAAACTACAATCCTAATTTTTAGTTATTAATTGTCCTTCTACTCCGGTATTTCACCTTGGGATTAAACTTCCTTTGTAAACTAATATGCACCGAAATAACGAAGTTAATAAAATGTTGTATTTTGTCGAATTGACAAATAAAAAAAGAGCGTATAGCTCTCTTACTTAAATTGTAAAAAAAAATATTTTACAATTTGAAATTGGAAATGATTTCTTTTATGATGAAATCAAATCATAATATTTCATTATTCTCACCAAGGAAACGCACATAATAATCTAGTTGTTTGCAGAAGTTTTTTCGTTGATGTTCAGATAACACCCCATATGTTTTCTGAACGCCAAGCAAAGTATTATGTAACATTTCATCATCCGAATTATCAATGTAGCCTGTAAGTACATCTAGTGTTACATTGAAATAGGAAGCGAGGCGAAATAATGTAGTGAGATCAGGCTCAGAAAAACCATTTTCGTAATTATTTATTTGGCTTCTACTAAGGTTTAGTTCATGAGCTAAATCTTCTTGCCTTAATGAACGACTTTTTCTTAACGCTTTTAAAGTTTCACTGAATGTCTTCATAGTACAAGTATAATTATATACATATAAATATACTATAAATGATATATTTATTGTCATTTATGGTATATTGATAGAAAATATATCTTAATTTAAAAACGAAATAGAACAAAAGTTCTGTTTTATGGTAAAATATGCATATGAGGTCTTCATACGTTAAATGTATAATTGCATATTTAATTTGAGATACGTTGATATATGGCGCTTTTTCAACTTTCTCAATAATTATCTGATAACAACACGACTGAATTTTGGAAAAAATGTGATATTATGATAATAATAAAATAAACGGACGTGAAAAAGACCCACGGTGTAAGTAGTGTTGGTCGCACTCTTACACTGCCCCCTACCTGACTAGGGAACATTGTCGCGGATCTTGTACATACATATTATAGCACATCTTAGATTGAGAGTGACACGTTTTCCTTTATATGTAACAAATTGGGGTTACGTGTCTTTTTGTTCCGGCAAGGAGGAGCAAAATGAAATATTGGTTAGCTAAAATTATTGATGAAATTGATTTTCAAAGAAAAAACCAAGAAGACGTTTCTAAACATCTTGGAATCAGTGGCCCCGCTTTTTCAAAAAACTTATCTGGAAAAACCGAGATGAATTTTCTGAATATGGTTAAGTTAGTAAAATATTTATATGAAGATAATATCGAATTAACTTTTATGGTTAGAGAATTCTGCAAAAAGATGAACAGCAAGAAGAATATAAAAATAGCTATGGAATATGGAAATGCAATAGGCGATTTCGAATTATTAAGTATAGCTGTACAAAAAGGGTTCAATTCCAACAATACAAAAACTAAAGAATGGGCATTTGTGTACGAAATGGTATTAATCAGGCTAAAACGATTTTTAAGTGATAAATCTCTGTTAGAAGAATTGAACGAGCGTAAGAAAAACCGTACAGTTAAATCTGATGAGACTAAAATAATGCTTGATATAATCACGTTCTACACTCTGTATGAATCTAGAGAATACAAAATGTTATTTAGTTATTCGGAAATGTTATTACCTAAAATTGAAAAAATAAGTGATTATTTTACACGCGATTTATATAGAGCGCGAATACAAGAAATCATTGCATATGCAAGCTTAATGGATGAGCAAATAGAAAAGTCTAGAGATATTTGTCATGAAATATTGAATACAGAAGATGATTTCGGATATTTAGATATGTTAAAAGTATCTGCTTTAGGATGTTTAGGTGAGTCATACAGTTTCGATAGCTATGAACAGTCATTGTGGTACTTAAATAAAGGGATAGACTTGTTGAATAAATGTCATTCTGATAGAGCGGTAGAACGGAATAGAAACTTTTTAAATATGCGCTCTTATATTAGACTAATAAACAAAAAGGATTTACATGATTTAGACATATACGATGTTGGTGAAGAAGCCTTAAAGCACATAGTTAATGGAAATGAAAAAGAAGCAGTAAGGTTACTTAGAAATGAGGAAAAGGAAAAAGGTAAACTTACTCCAATGAAACTTTGCTATTTAGGGATGGCACTGAAAAATCGGTCATTATTAGAACAGTCGATAGAAGATTTTATTAGTGAGGGATGCAAATTTTATTGCAGGTTACCTAAAAAAAAATTAGAAGAATTTAATAAATATGGTATAATATACAAGGGTGATGCTAAATGAAAAAAGTACTATCTTTATTAACAACATTGGCATTAGCTGGAGCGTTATATGTTTCTCCTGCTAAGGACCAAAAAGAGCAACCTAAACAAGTAGCAAAGGATGCTCAAACACAAATTATGTTAAGAATGGATCCTGGGACAGGAATTGGGTAATACCAAGACACCTAGGTTCTATTATAAATAGATCGAATGCGATTGTCTCATTAACGAGGCAATCGCATTCGTCGTTTATAAGGGGATTAACTAAAAGTTTAAAAATGAATATTAGTTATAAATTGTGAATTCTTCACAAACTATACAGAAAATAATGGGGGGTTTTAGGGATGAAAAAAGAGAACTTAGCTGAGGTACTATGGAAGATGCTTGTTATGGGAGAAGTCACAAGTGATGAAAATAAGAAAAAAGAAGTTTCTAATATAGAGCTACATATTATGAACAAAAAAAATGATTGCTAGCATCCCGCTGACAATCATTTAATCATCTGATCCAAGGGCTGCTTGCATCATTTTATAAAGCATCTCTTGTTCATGTTTAGGTTTTTGTTCTAGCTTTTCAAGTAATACATCGAATTTCTTTCGTAAGTCTGAATATTGCTCACTACTTAATTGTGGATCGTCAGATAGTCCTAATAAATAATCAGTAGTTACATTGAGTACTTTGGACAATTTAGTTACAGACTCTCTAGATGGAGTCTTTTTATTACCTTCAAATCTTGAGATTGTTGCTTTAGTTAAATCGGTTAGTTCAGCTAATTCTTGCTGAGTTAAATTTTTTTCTATCCTCAATTGTTTTAATCGCTCGTTAAACATTTATATTTTTCCTCCCCTAGAAAAAAGTTACCCATAGGGTCAACCTTTAATTATATATTAATACGAATGTTTCCCATAAGTAAACATTAAAAAAGGAATAAAAAATAAAACCTTTTATATTTTTATCCTATTTTCGTTACTCTTATAACTTGATTGAAAGTAATTTTAATTTTTTATGAAAAATAGTTGCCCTGAGGGTAACTTGTGTGTATAATAAAAAATGTAAACGAGGTGATCATAAATGAAAGTTAACCATCAATTACTTTTAGAGCTTCGGCGTAAGCATAAAATGACACAGAGAGAACTTGGCGAACAGCTTAACAAAGCTAAAGAAACGATCTCTAGATATGAAAATGGAGTTAAAAATCCTAGCTTGCAAACTTTATGTGCTTATTCAGAAGTTTTTGGTGTAACGATAGACGAATTAATAGAAAAGAAAATGAAAGTCTAATTTTTTTAACTAATGGTTACCTTAGGGGTAACTGGAGAGGGGAAAAAATTGAATCAATTACAAGTTGTGCAGCATCCGGTAAGTGAGTTTGTTTTTATGGAAGGAAACAAAGTAGTAACAGATAGTTTAACAGTTTCTCAAATGTTTGATAAAGAACACAAGAATGTGAAACGAGACATTTTTGAAACGATTTCTAAATTAGATGAGCTGAGAGAAAACGAAGAAATTGAAGAATTAGGCATCGATTTTAATACGCTCAAATTTGAGCTCATCGAATATCAAGATAGCCGTAATAGATTGCAGCATAAATACATTCTTAATTTCGATGCATTCATGCTAGTGACAATGAGTTACACAACACAAAAAGCTATGTTAATCAAAATGAAATACATTACTGAATTCAATCGCATGCAAGAACACATCCAAAAATTACAGCAACAACCTAAAAGTGTTGAGGATGCAATTATATACAGTATGACTGAACTAAAACAAATAAAATCACGACAAGATCATACAGAAGAAGAAATGAACAAAATGAAACTTCTAGTAGATAACGAATTATGGCTTACTGAACAACACAAAGGGGCTATACAACGTAAAGTAAAACAACGTGTTTTTAAACTAAAAAAAGAAGGTTATGTTAACGCATCGTATCAGGGAATATATGGTGCACTAAAAAGACATTTTGGTGTAGCTAAATACGATAAAATTCCAAGAAAATATTATCAAAATGCTATGCGATTTATCGTAGGATGGTATCCGCCAGAAAGACCTAGTACATTAGGTGATTATATTTCTTAATAGATGCTTTATTGAAAAGGAGAGGTGAAAAATGATTAGTGTTCAAGTTGATGAAAAAGAAGTAAGGAATCTTTATGTAGCGAAAGTTGAAGAAAAAGTTAAAGAAATCGATGCGGAATTAGTCTTTTGGGATACGAATGAGTTAAAAAGAAGAACTTGTATGAGTTGGAATACAATTCAAAAAGAATTCTTCTTTGATCCAAGGTTTCCTAAATTTAAAGTGGGTTCAAAATGGTACTTTCCATCTCAAAAAGCTAAAGAGTTTCTGTTGCAGTGGCTATCTGAAAGATAAAGGAGGTGATTTAGTGGAAGATACAACATCATTAGTTATGTTTGCAATGTTTATTGCATGTAGTGCTTGGTTAGGATACATCACTTATGAACCAATAAAACAATGGGCTTGGAGTGATGTGAAACAAAATAAAAAGACCCATGGCAGTGGGTCCTTAAGAAAAAACAAGTTGTTATAAGTATACCACGGAAAGTAGGGAAATAGCACAGTGGTTTTATAAAAGGGAGTGAATGTTATGAACAAAAAGGTATTAAAAATAGGGCAAATAAATTTTCGTGGCAATGTTATAGATCATGGGTGGTTTAAAACACTCACGTTAGATAATGGCAAGCCTAATATTGTTGCAATTACTATCTTAGGGGAATTCGTTTATTGGTATAAACCTACTGAAGTAAGAATTGAAGAGTCTAGTCAAATTCAATACAAGCAAAAGTTCAAGGCAGACATGCTCCAAAAAAGCTATCAACAATTAGCTGATTCATTTGGATTTACAAAAAGGCAAGTAAAAGAAGCATGTGATTTTTTAAAAGAACTTGGTCTTATAAAAATTGAATTTAGGACGATTTTTGTTAACGGGACAAGGTGCAATAACGTTATGTATGTTGAACCTATACCTGAAATGATTCAAAAAATATCCGTTATGTATTGGGGGAATGACACCCCTCCTACTTTAAAACGTAATAGGGCTATTACATCAGAGAGTAAGAGGGTCTTACATTCTAAAGGAACACCCTCTTACAATGAAACGGAAGAGCCTCTTACGTTAGAACGTAAGACAAATACAGAGATTACTACAAATATTACTACAGAGATTACTACAGATATAAATAATGATGATAATGCTACTTCATCTCACAAATTAATCGATCAAGAATTTAAAACCAGTTACAACTTTTTACTTAAAAAGGGAATTCCGTTAAGTGAAATTGCGATTCAAGAATTAGGCGAGTTTTGCGATAGATTAGGTAATGAATTAATTATTCACGCTGTTAATAAAGCAATTGATGAAAATGTACCAAAGTGGAGATATATCCGTAGTATTTTAAGTAGTTGGGAAAAGGAAAAAGTAAAAACATTAAATGATGTTGCTGCATTAGATACTAGATTTAAAATGAGTAAGAAAAATAATAAACGTACTGGTAAAGGTTATTCCAAACGAACGGAAGTTGTACCTGATTGGTTAGGTGAACAAACAGAACAGGAACCAGTGCAACAACCGCAGCAAACTCAAAGTGATGATTTTGACGATAATAAGAAACGTTTTGATGAGATTTTAAACAAGTATAAAAATACTAAAGGGGAGTAAGGTATGAAGAATACAGGTGTTGCGAGAAAAGTGGACGAGCTAGGTCGTGTAGTAATTCCGGTTGAGTTAAGAAGAACTTTAGGGATTGCTGAAGGAACAGCACTAAACTTTCATGTTAATGGGGAAAACGTCATTTTAAGAAAACAAGAAAAGTCATGCTTTGTAACAGGTGAAGTTTCCGAATCAAACATGGAATTACTGGGCGGTCGAATGTTTTTGAGTAAGGCGGGAGTAAGTGAGTTACTTGATGCACTTGAAAAGAGTGTGAAGGTACATGCCTAAGCAACTAAATATTTTCGATGTAGAGCCAGCAATTTGTGAGTTCGATGTAATGAAAGCCAATGTTAAGAAGGGAACTGGGCGCAATACATACGCTGATGTACGCGTCCAAGTTCCAAATAATGCAAAGAGTACGGATGAGTTACCACGCACAACTAAACAAGATGATCGTTATGACATCTTTGAACAATATGTAATGGCAATTTGGAGATTCCAACGGGCTGTAGATAAGTTTTTTAATTGGGATACAGCGGAAGAGTTATGTAAGGCAGCAAGGGATAAGAAAGAAGCTATTCCTGTACGGATATATTTAGGAAGTGGTTTTAAACCTGATGTTGTCGAGTACATGCGGTAGTAAAAGGGAGAGGGACATATGAAAAAAATAGAAATTGATGTTAGCAGCAACAAGCTTTTAATAGTGAAGGACGGAAATGTAACAGCAGTAAATCCACCAATGAGCGGATTTGGTGAGCAAGTCGCGGTTTGGGTAAACGGTAAAGTTGATCGTGTGGATACTAAGTTTACTGAAAAGATAAAATAATCATTTTTAGAAAGTAGGTTCGCTTATGAGTGTAGCAAGAAATCACGAAGCGATGAAGGAGTCGCGTTTAAAAATATACATCGCTTTAGAAGAAGCTAACTTCATTTGGGATGAAAGAGATGTAATTCGTTTTCGTGAAATGTGGAATCAAGGTATGAGTTTACCAGAGATGGCAGAAGGACTAAGGAGACACCAAGCAGAGGTTGCGCTCCTTGTAATAGATCAGGCTGATAAGTATTTAATTGAAAATCGTCCGATTGGATTAGGGATTTGCTAAATAGGAAGGGGAAAACAAGATGAACGTTATGGAAAATGGTGTATTGGAAGCAACTAAATTAATTAGTGAAGCAAGAAAAGGTGAACAGGTTATAAAAGAATCTACGGTTTTACAGATTGCAAGCATTTTATCAATCGATGAATTAAACGATTATCAAGAAGCGACATTACGTACTTGGAATAACAAAACTGATTTTGGAGGACGTGTTTCAAATGCAGCTTTAGGGCTTACAGGTGAAGCTGGTGAAGTTGCTGATATTGTTAAAAAAGCAATTTATCATGGACATGGTTTCCAACCATCTCATTGTCCAGGAGAAGAGGACGGAAATACTTATAAATTAGCTTTAGAGCTTGGAGATATTCTGTATTATTTATCGATTATGGCACATGAACTGGGTTATACGTTACAAGATATTGCTGAAATGAATATCGCAAAGTTAGCTAAAAGATATCCGGATGGATTTAGTCGAGAAGCAAGTCAAGCACGTGTCGATGTAAAGTAAGACTAAATTTGAATTTTATTAGAAAAGGAGAATGAGAGATATGCCAAATTGGTGTGAAGGTACTTTTAAAGTTAGAGGAACAAAAGAGGATGTTAGAAAGTTTTTATTAGAAGCATTAACTCCTATTCCAAATGGTTTATTTGAACAAACGCCTGCTGAAAAGATTGTAGAGGAAGATGAGTACGAGATATTCATCAAGTCAGAAAATGCTTTTTATATTAAAGGAACGCGACGGAATTTCATAGAGAGTAACATTCAGCATTATTTTGAAGATGACGAGGAAAAGTTAGAAGTATGTGTACTGGAAGGTTATAAAGCAGCTTGGGGAATAGACGCAGCACCATTAGCAACCTTGTCTAAAGAGTACAACGTGGACATAAAAATTTATGCGTTTGAGAAAGGGATGGAATTCAACCAAGATGTTGAGATCCATAAAGGCGAGATTATTAAGAACGTAGAGATTGAATTTGATGATTATATGTGGGAATGTATCAATCCTAATATAGGCGGATGAGAATCAAACAAAAGCGTTATTTGAATACAAAAGGAGGAAATGAAAATGGCAAAAGCTTCAGCAATTCGTTACTCAGTTCCGTCAGTAGATGGAGAAGGTTGGGGGATATTCTTATTAGACCGTTCTGGAATATTCACAGCAGTTACAGACTTCGGTAACTTCGCTTATTGGTTCTCATTAAGAGAAAACGAAAGTGTAGAAGAATTCTTACTTAGTACTAGACCAGATCAGATGCTTTGTAAAATCGCAAATCAAGATGTAGTTGATATTGAAGAAACAATTAAATATATCAAAGAGAACTTACTTTACGATCGTAGAGAAGGACGTTTTACAGAAGCTGATGCAAGGAAAGAATGGAAACTCATTGAAGAACTGCAGGAAGATTTGGATGAGTACTCAAACGATGTAGCGTTTCAATATTGGTATGACAAAACGCATATACAATTCGATGATGGATTTTATCAATACAAATATCCAAGTGCAGCTGTTCGATTCTCAAATGAAACATTTGTGAGATTACAAGAGACATTGAAGGAAGAATTATTGCCAGTAGCTTTATAACAAAATAGTTATTTTAATAAAAAACGAGGAAATGAGGGGAGTGAAAGGAAAAGAACCCTTTATATAAAGGGTTCTTCTGGTGATTTAATCTATCAATTACATTCGTGGTAATATTCATCACATGAATCGTTATTATCGTTACAGCATATACAAAATGTTTTTTGAACAAATAAACTAACTTCACTATTAGAACCTTCCTGCTTTGTAAGAGTAAGACTTTGAAAATCTTCAACTTGAAATATTTTTGTTTGAACAGGTTGTAATGTAGTAGTAATTGGTACGCTAGATCTTCTTGTTAGAATAGTTACTTGAACGGGTGCACTCATACCGACAACGAATAACTGAATTAATGTTTTATTATGATTGTTTGTAAAATCCTCAAATACAGTTTGTGGAGCGGTGGTTTGAAGGAAAACAGACACAGGTATATTTCCATTTGTATTTTCTGCAAAACCAGCTATCGTATGAGTTTCAATAAAACAGTTGTTTTTTTGATTGTTGGAATGTGATTGGTTTTTATAATATTTTTTACCATCTTTATAAAAGTAATCAGCCATATGAATTTAAAGCTCCCTTCTTTTAGATATCTATATAGTCTATTTAATAAAGTGAAGTAGTGCTTGTACAACATAATAAAATCCGCTCTCGTAATTACCTAAAAATTTTATTATTTGGAAATTAAAGAGCGCCATTCAAGGCGCTCTCGGATAAACAATAATATTGAAAAAGAATACCACATTATATTTTATACATGTTCTTAATAAATGTGCAGTTTTTTAACAAAATCCTTATTTAAAAACAAAAAGACCCTAGAGTTAGGGCTCTAGGGCTTCTTGTTTTGGTATTCTCACATGGTTCTTCAAAAAGAATAGAACATACTGAAGATAACATGTGAATGTTTCATAAATGTATCAAAAAAGTGAACAAAATTGCTATTGCAGAAGATGCAGAAATGAAGTTTCTAATACGTAAGTACGTGAAAGGTATTATTTCCAATGGATAAAATGCGCATGGGACACCTAATCATTATTTTATCGGAGGAAAAGAATATGTTATGAACTCGGTTGAATGAAAAAATGACAATTTTACTTTTAGAGTGAAACTGAACAAAATTCTTATTTTGGAGGGGAACGAAATGGAAATCAAAGTGAATGAGCAAGCTCAAAAGTTTCATTTAGCAACAAATCAAGGGAATTGGCAACCGATGATAGGACACGCTATACAAATAGATGAATTCACATTATGTGCATGTCCTATGTTCGATACTGTTTTCGGAAGTGTACTTAATATATCTGAAGTTACAACCGGTCACAGGGTATTGTTGCCGATACCAGTTGTTGGTGATGCTTACGAAAAAACAAGCACAGCCGCAGGTACAGTTGCATTCTTAAGAACGGAAGTTGCTGAAGAAATAAAAAAATTAATAAACAAAGTCGGAAAACAAAAAATTATAGAAAAGATCGAAAAATCAAAGAAATACAACGCGGAACATTTACCAGAAATGCCGCCGATTGAAGATGTAGATACGGATTGGATGTCTGATGAAATCAGTGATGTAACTCATTAATTAAGACAAAATCGTTATTTGAAAAAATACCAGCTTAAATATTGCTTACATACATTTAAGCTGGAACAAAGAAATAAAGTTATTGTTTGTGTTTCTCCTCTTTATCAAGGAAAAATACGACGAATATTGCTAGGAGTATAGGAAACCAAACTTCGTGTGGCATATTAAAACCTCCTTAAAATATATTATTACCGTATTTTACCATATATAAGAGTTTCAATGTAGGGCAACGAAAAATATGAGTTTATAATCAAAACGCTATTTTAATAAGGAATGGCTCTTACTTAAAAGTAAAGAACGTATGGAAAGTTTCAAAATGTTTTTGATGGATTACTAGTTAGGAAAACATAAATCTGGAAATAAAGCTTGATATTCTGGGAGTAATCGAAGGTCAATAGTTGAAGTTGCGAAGAATATATATTTTTTTTCTAATTCATCAAGTGTTGCTAGGTGATGAGTACCTAAGCCATGCTGGATGCTATGTCTAGAAAGAGTCGGACCAATTTGTAATTTTCGATTTTTCATAGCTTTATTCCATGGGCTGTAAAAGAATTTTAAAACGAAAGCAGGATACATGTAAACAATAAATGGATGATTTGACCAATGCCTTCCGGCTGTATAGTTACCATGCGAATAATTGTGAATCAATCTACCTCCGTAGTAAGGTGCAGGTGGAGTAGGATGGATTATTATCCCATGGTAACGCTGTTTGACAAGGGGAATGCCGTATCTCGGATTGGTATAACCGTGAGAAGGTTCATCCACCATCAGAATAGTCCTAATGGAATACATGTTTTTCCCTAAAGTAGCAAGAGAAGAGAAAAAGGCTTCCTTATTAACACAGCAAAGAAATTCAGTGGTATTTAAAACCATTTTCCATCCCGTAATTTCTTTTTCTATTTCCATTACTTCTTGATCAACTAATAAGGCATCAAATTCTAATACTTTTGAATCTCGGATTTCCCAATGAGGTGCAAATAATTTGCATATTTCAACCGAGCGATCAGTAGATCCACGATTAATAAGAATGCCATGATCAAATAGTTTTGTGTGGTGCATTAACCACCACGGAAGCAGATACTCTTCGTTATAAAAATGAGAAATTAAGGTTGTACTAATTAGAAACACCTCCGTTTAACAATGGATAAAATCTTTTTTGTTTTTATTATAATATGGTGCTTATCCTAATAATTCTTAGGTATTAATTTAAATGAGTTTAAAACCCAAAAAGATAGGTAAAAAAATTGTGTAAACACATTTAAATAGAAATTTCATTTTGTATTAAGTTGGAACATAAAAAGAGCACTTAGTAAAGTGCTCTCGTGACGAGCCTCATTTTATAACGACTATTTTATAAAGAAAGGAACTCAGAATATTATATGTAAGTCCAGTTAATTGAGTGCTTTTTACAATTAAAGAGCAGCTAGCAATAGCTAACTGCTCAGCTCAAGGTAATAGACATAGAGTGGGTATTAGTAAAATTGCCTATTCACGAGCCTGTTTACAGTGTAACCAAGATTTTTTTAATGTATTCTCTCTTTAAAGACCTTCTTCAAACGACGCCCTTTAAAGAGGGAGTGGAGTAATGAAAAAGAATACTTTTCCTTTAATACAAAATCATATTTTGATTCTCAATAATATATGAGTATTAAGACGAAAACGTGCAATTAAAAGAGCAGCTAGCAAAAGCTAACTGCTCTGTGAAAAAAACGTTAAGAAGGAAGTTCAGAACTCAAGTGTATTTATAGTATGGACAAGGTTTATGAATTTATTCAAGAGGGAGATGGATAATGTGCACTTATTGGGAAAACGCAGTTAAAGAATTCTTTAAGAAGCAAGAGTCGGAACACAATAAAAAAGCAGTTAGCAAAAGCTAACTGCATAGTGAATAAGAAGAACGTAATGGTCATTCGTATTCAACCTTGGTGTATCTATATTGTTAACATGTTTTAGAAATTTATTCAATAAAAGAGCAGCTAGCAAAAGCTAACTGCTCATCTCCAGGAGAATTGGAGACCGGTGTATCTATAGTATTGGCGGAATATTTATTTTAAATCTAATTTACTTAAAGTAAACATTCCAACAGCTACGATGGCTGCGCCTGCTACAGAACCTAGCCAGTCTCTCCAGCCTAATGTATTTAAAGGTGTATCTGTTAGATCCATAATTAAGAAGATAGCAAACATTAATACACCGAATGCTAAGCATCCCCAAAATGTTTGTAAGAATCTAATCATCTTCTTTAGGAAATTATTCATTTAAATCATCCTTGCTAATACTTTGTATTTTTATAAATAAATTATTACATGTATGAAAATTGAAAGTGTAGAATATGCAATATTGCATATTGGAACTTAACAAAATAATCCTTTGAATAGAAAGTGAGGTTAAGAGAATGGCTAATTTAAAGAAACGGAAAACAAGAAAAGCGATTGCTCGTCGCGCGAAAGACGTAGATAAATACCAAGTTAATAAAGCTTGGAGGAACATATTTGTACAAGCAGGCGTTATTAAATAAATGAAAACCAAATACAGTCCGGCTAGAAAACTAGAGGACACCAATTCATTAAAGCAGCAATTATAGCTGTTTTAGGAATAGGTGTCCTTTTTATTTTGAAAAGGGAGATGGGGAAATGAAGGTGTTAAAGGATCAGCTACGTGAGTGGAAAAAGCAATCAAAACAAGCAAAGAAGAAAGGTAAGAAAAAGCGAAAAGAAAAATTTAGCACTCGTGAAATTGAAGAGTTAATGGGAGTTCATGGACCACGTTATGAACGCAGACGTGGAGCATTAAGACAAAAATAATAATAATGGAGGAATTTAATATGAATAAACAATTATCATTTAAAATGCCAATCGTGGATGGGAAAAGAACAAAACAAGAAATTGAAAAAGTATTTATTGAGTATCGTACATACTTAGCGACAATGCCATGTGACATGCTGCCAAAAGTGACGCCATCATATTCTATTGTTCCTCCATCAATTACAAACGAGTTTAATAGCTCAACTGAAAATATTGCAATTGAAAGAATTGAGTATGAACAAGAAAGAAATAAATTTATGAGTTGGTTATATGATGCCGTGAATCGTTTAAGAGATGATGAACGTGAGGTAATCGTGAAATTTTATATGGAAGATGACATTGGATATGATCCGGATATCTGGATGGATTTAGGTATAGGTAAAACAAAGTATTATAAGTTAAAAGGACGTGCGATATTACGTTTAGCTTTCAATCTAAAGAAAGAGGTATTTCTAAAAACACGTAGACAAAAAGAGGGACAAAGTATATGAACATTGTACAGCCGATTCGAAATAAAGAAATCATACAAGAAATAAAAGAATTCTATAAGAAGCAGAATGAGAGAAACTATATTCTGTTTCTTCTTGGTATTAATACAGGCTTTAGGATATCAGATATATTGCGTTTGCGTGTTCGTGATGTAGAGGGATGGAATATTGTTATACGTGAAAAGAAGACCAGGAAAATAAAAGATATTAAAATGCCATCAGAATTAAAGAAGGCAATACGTGATTATACAAAAGGAAAGCCGAAAAACGAGTATTTGATTAAAAGTCGGAACGGGAAAAATAAGCCAATTACAAGGGCAATGGCTTATGTGATACTGAATCAAGCAGCGCAAGAGTTTGGGTTAGAACGTATTGGGACACATTCTTTACGTAAAACATACGGGTATCATCATTATCAACAGTTTAGAGACGTAGCGGTTTTACAGCAAATGTTAAATCATACAGAGCAAAAAGAAACATTGAGATATATCGGAATCGAACAAGATACATTAAACGATTATCAAAGGAAATTTAAAATCTAATTTCTTTCTTTTTTTATCAATTTTTGAATTAGCTACAAACTGAACGTGTCAAATTCATTTCTGTAATAATACATAAAGGCTTGATACATATGAGGTAAATGCGTACAGATGAATTTAACACACTCTAGTTTATAGCTAATTCATTTCCAAGGATTAAAGAACATATTTATTCAAAACTATGCAAAAAGAAGCTGAAAAACGATGCTCAAAAATGCAGAAATATAAAACGCGAACTATTCGTGAACTATTTGCGAACTATTTACGGACACGTTTTGGTTTTTAACATGATATATTTGTATTGTGAGAAGTGGCGGAAAACACAACTCACTATGTTGTTTTTGAATTCTAAACGGCTTCATATTTGCGGCATGATTAAAAATCCGAAACCAGCAGATGGTAAAGATTGAATGATACCGCGATTAGGAAGAGCTTTTGCTCTTCTTTGAGTTAACAACATCATATGCAGACAGAATGAGGAGAACTGATAAGTCCGCTAAAAGTTTCTGTTATGGTTGCTAGCTCAAAGAAGATTAAAACTTCATTTACCGTATGTATAAGAGTTATATAAGATGTTAACGAAAAAACAACTGATGCAGGCATTACTCGATTTAATAGTTTTAATCAGGGGAGATGCTTCGATTATGCTATAATTATATTGGTTTATAATTCCAATATTAATAGATGAAAGGGTTGTTGATAGCATGGGGAAATTAGAACAAACTATAAGTAAGTTAAGTGCTTATGTTGGAGATAATAAAGAAGAAAGATTATTAGAAGAGAAATTGGATCAATTTACTGTGACATTTGCAAAAATACATAGACAGTTTCCGAAAACCACTAAAAAAAAGTGTAGTGTAACTAACCTAGGTATTCAAAAATTCTTGCAAATTGAAAATAGGATGCTTCGATTGGTTATTGACAAGCAAAGAAATGTGATAGATGTTGAAAAGCGTGAAGGTGACGATGTCACTAAATTAGATGAGATAAAAATACAAGATAATGAGTTATATTGTGTAGAGCGTGGAGAGAGGTTTACAGAAGATATACTTAATGATTATATATGCGAAGTCTTTGCGGAAATTTTAGTTTAATAAGTAACAAAAAGCACTCCATGGTGGGGTGCTTTTTTATTTTAGAGGAGGATGAATGATGGACGGACAAATATTAAGGGTGGAAAAGAAAGATAGCATTTACCTTAGACCAAGATTTCCTCATAAGATTGATGGAAGTAAAATCAAATCGTTAGAAGATGTAATTAAGATTTTAAAGTTGATGGATATTCGTTTGGATGATAAAGCGGTAAAGGGTCTTGAGCATTTGATTGAAGAGGAGGAATAACTTTGAAAATGCCATTAACAAAGCATTGGTGTATGGATAAACGATGCGGATTCGAAGAGACTTCTCATAAGATACGTGATGGATGGAAATGTCCTAAATGTAATGGACTAATGATGTATCAAGTTGTTAAGAAAGACAAGGGGTGAAGTCATGCAAGTAATTGTTGTTTGTGGAAGAACATCAAGTGAAGCGTTTGATATGTTACATAAGGCCTTTAGTAATATGCAAAAACAGCTTAAAGAATTTAGTGAACTGATTAAAATCGCATATATTCATGATGAAGAACCAAAATGCAAAGAACGTATTAGTTTTCCTTGTATGCCTGTTAAAGCAATGAAGTCACAGGTTATAGATCGTAAGCCTAAATGTATTAGAGCAAGGACGGTGTGTTAATAGTGGACTATATTAAACTCATAAGAGAAGGGAAGCTTATGAAGTTCTATAAGTCAAAAGAGTGGAGAGCGTTAAGAGTTAAAGCGTTACAGCGCGATAACCATGAGTGTCAGATGTGTAAGTCAAAAGGTAAATACAAAGCTGCTGAGAATGTACATCATCTTAAAGAAGTTAAGACACATCCACACTTAGCGATGGATTTGGATAACCTACAATGCTTATGCATTCGATGTCACAACGAAGTACATGATCGGTTAGATAAGATTGAGAAGAAGGTACCTAAGTTCGTTAATGAGGAACGGTGGTAGTTATGATAATTGTGGATGGTAGTTGGACATTTGATACTGACTTAATGATTCAATACACTGAGAAGAGCGAGAGGACGTCGTATGAGCGTGACATGCTTAATCAGTTCCGAAAGTATTCTTATTGGCGTTACTGTCAGATAAGAGACTGTGTGAATCCAAGGAAGTGCAAGAGGCTTAAGCTTACTGATGTAAGAGAAAGATTACAAGAAGAGAACTTAATATTTACAAAAGATATTTTAAAGATTTCTAGTGAAGAAGTCTTTTTTATTTTGGATTTTATTGAAGAATACTTTGAACTAGTTTCTTAAACACCCCCCGGTCAAAAAGTTTGGCTTTTCCCTGGAGGACCATTCAACGGGGGGAGGAGAGCGGTTAAAACATTTTTGCGAATTAAAAAGTAAGAGGGGGGGTACTTGTGCGAAAACTATCAAAAAAAGCACAGATGAAGCAAGATTTATTACAACAATTGGAAATTGGCGGCTTGCAGGGTATGCACTACGTTGACCTTGTTGATGACTACATGACAATGTTTGATGTGAAAAATAAGCTAGCAAGGGAAATGAAAAAGAACGGACCAATGATTGAATGGCAAAATAGCGATAGTCAAAAAGGAGTCAAAGCGAATCCAGCTACAAAAGAATTTCGTGAGACAAATAAGCGAATGACAGAATTATTAAAAGTGCTTGGTTTGAAAGAACCAATATATGAAGGTAATGATGATGATGACGACATCTAGATATCCAACCACATATCAATATCATCCATACATTGATGAGTATATGCGGATGGTTGAGAATGGAGAAATTCAAAGTTGTGAAGAACAAAAGCTACTTATGAAGTTCCTTCGTTGGAAGTTAGATCAACCGGATGTGGTAATTGATACGGATGCTATCGAAAAATCGGTGGAGAAGCCAGCCCCCTATTTTCCTTTTTCGCTTTTTGCTTGGCAAAGGTTCTGTAATGCGTTTTTTTACGGTGTACGTTATACAGATGGTCGTCTTATGTTTGATAGGTATTTGCTATTACTTGGGCGTGGTGCAGGTAAAAACGGATATATAAGTTATGACAGTTTTTATATGTTGAGTGGGCATCATGGAATTAAAAATTATGATATAGACATTGTAGCGACATCTGAAGATCAAGCTAAGACATCATTTCAAGATGTTTACGATATTTTAGAAACTCCTAAATTTATGAGGAAGTTAAAAAAGGTTTTCTACAAATCAAAAATACTTATAAAACATTTAAAAACAAAATCTAAGTTTGAATTTAATACATCAAATGCTCGCACAAAAGATGGTAAGCGAAGTGGAGCTGTAATATTTGATGAGTTACATGAGTATGAAGATTATTCCAATATAAAAGTTTTTACATCTGGTTTAGGTAAAAAGAAGGACCCAAGAATTTTCTATATTACAACAGATGGAAATGTTCGTGGTGGAGTACTGGATGATATGAAAGAAGAAGCTCAAATGGTATTAAATAAAGAATTACCAGACTCTACACTATTTCCGTTTATATGTAAACTTGATAATGAGCAAGAAGTTCATGATGAGTCAATGTGGGAAAAGGCAAATCCTTCATATAGGTATAATGAAAATTTACAGCATAAAATGCGTAAAGAATACCACGACATGAAACGTAATAGTGCATTACGAATTGAGTTCATGACAAAAAGAATGAATTTACCTGTAGAAGATACAAGGAAAGAAGTTGCTACCTATGAGGAAAGATTAGCTACGAAACAACCATTTCCTGAGAATATGCAAGGAATAGAATGTATAGGCGCCGTTGACTTTGCTCAAATTCGTGACTTTTGTTCAGTAGGGATATATTTCAAAAAGGATGGAAAACGTTATTGGATGCAACATACATTCATGCATCACACAGCGCCTAAGTTACAAGATATTAACCCGGATATCATTCGAATTGCTATTGAAAAGGGATTGCTTACTGTTGTTTACGATAAATCAATTAGTGCGGAACATGTGCTGAATTGGTTCGTCATGATGAATAAAAAATACCGTATTAAAAAAGTCAGCATGGACTTATATCGTTCAGCAATTTTAAAAGAATCGCTTGAAGCAGCAGGTTTTGAAATTGAAATTGTTCGTCGGGGTCCAGCAACTCATAGTAAACTAGCGCCACTTGTAGAAGAGATGTTTATAAAACATACAATTGTTTTTGGTGATGATCCACTTATGCGTTGGTATGTTGGTAACGTCTATAAAGAAGAAAAAATGAACGGCAATATTGAATATAAGAAGGTTGATAAAGAGAAGCGGAAAACAGATGGGTTTTTCGCTTTTTTACATGCTCTAAATTTTGATAGTGAGCTAAAAGAATCGAACGCTTTAACGAAAGACAACGTTAAGAAAATATTTAAATCATTTAGTGTATAAAAGGTGGTGAGAATTTGGGATTAAGAGAATGGGTACGAGGTTTTTTCGGAAGTAATAAGACTCTTACTTTAGATACATACTTCTATGAGTTAGGAATTGATTATTTCTATAAAAAACTAGCTGTAGAAAGTTGTATTGATTTAATTGCAAATGCATTAACAAGGTGTGAATTTCAAACATTTGAAAAAGGGAAAGAAAAACGTAGTAATAATCACTATTTATTGAATGTACAACCTAATCAAAATCAAAACGCATCAGAATTCATGCACAGTTTAGTTAATCATTTAATTATGGATAATGAGTGCGTAGTTATTATGCAAAATGATCAATTATACATTGCTGACTCTTTTAATATTACCGAGTTTGCACTCAAGGAAAATATATATAAGGACATAACTATTGGAGATTTAACTTTTGAAAAAGCATTTATTGAATCGGAAGTGTTCCATTTTAAATTAAATGATCGCAATATCATGGAAATTATTGATGGAATGTATAGTAGTTTCGGGAAATTGTTAGCATCGTCCATAGACTACTATAAAAGAAAAAATAATAAGCGATTATTAATTAAAGGGGATTTCTTAAGAGCACAAGATGAAGATACCCAAGATGCTATTAACGAAATGTTTGAAAGTCAATTAAAAAATTGGTTCAGTCCTGACAAAGTAGGCTCCGCTTTTCAATTACAAAACGGATATGAATTCGAAGATATGAGCGATAGTAAAAATGGTGTTGCTAACAATAGTACGAGTCGTGATATTAGTGATTTAATCAGTGACATATTTAATTACGTGGCGATTGCTTTTCATGTTCCTATAGGAATATTAAAGGGTGATGTAGCTGATATTGAAAAGCAAATGGATTCATTTTTAGCGTTTTGTATTAATCCAATTGCGGAGTTAATACAAGATGAGTTTAATCGAAAGATGTATAAAAAGGAAGAATATATTCAAAGGACATATTTGAAAATTGATACAACGAAGATCAAAGTTGTGGATATTACAAAACTAGCAACAGCACTAGATAAACTCTTTGCAATCGGTGGATTATCTATTAATGATATATTAATCATTCTTGGCAGAGAGCCAATTGAAGAAGAGTGGGCGAATAAACGTTTTGTTACAAAGAATTATCAAGAAGCGGATTCATTGGAAGGGGGTGAAAAGGATGAAACGTTACAAAAATGAAAAATATAATCATTTGGCTAATGTCCAACATACATTTAAGGCGGAAACAAAAACTGATTCGTTAGACATAACGATTTATGGCGATATTGGTGAATCATGGTGGAGTGATTCAACATCGGCGGTTGATATTGAGAAAACATTAAAAGCTACTTCAGCAAATGTTATTAACATTAACTTAAATAGTCCTGGTGGTGATGTATTTGATGGAATTGCAATTTACAATCAATTAAAAAATCATCCAGCCAAAGTTATTATTAATGTAGATGGATTAGCAGCGAGTGCCGCATCTATTATTGCGATGGCAGCAGATGAATTAATTATGAATACAGGTTCAATGCTAATGATTCACGAGGCTTCCACATGGACTTGGGGAACAAAGTTTGACATCCGTAAAACACTGAATGCACTTGAAGGGATAGACAAGTCAATAGCTGATATTTATATGACTCGTTACAAGGGTGAACGTTCAGAAGTTGAAACGATGATTGAAAATGAAACATGGTTCACAGCAAATGAAGCGGTAGAAATTGGGCTAGCTCATCAAGTGAATGAACATGTGGAAGATAATGAAGTCGTAGATCCAGAGGAATTTAAAAATAATGTTCTACAAAAATTCCGTAATCAAAAAAAACAGAATGAGCCAGTAGTAGCAAGTACAAATTCAAACTTAATAAGTAAATTTAAGCGCGCGTAAAGCAGTGCTTTTTTTATTGTCAAAAATCAGGAGGTAATATAATGACGATTAAAAATTTAGATCGAAGTGTAATTGAAAATAAAGAATTACAAATTACTAATGTAAAAGAAGCGCTTGAAACTGGTGATGCGCAAGCTGTCGCTGAACGTATCGTGACAAACATGGAAGGTAACATGCAGCATTTTCAAGATATGATGAATGGCATTATCAAAGAAGCACACCAAGCAAAAGACGAAAAATGGGATGCTCAAGTATTGGCGGCTCGTGGTGTGCGCGCTTTAACAAATGAAGAACAGAAATTTTACAATGCCGCTATTGAGGTACAGTCATTTGATGAATTAACAAAATTAATGCCACCCACTATTTTTGAACGAGTTTTTGAAGATCTTGAAAAAGAACATCCACTACTATCTTTAATTAATTTCCAAACAACTGGAGCAACTACGCAATGGGTGTTACGTAAAGAGGGCGCCAGTGTAGTATTTTGGGGAGATGTGTGTGATAACATCAAGGAAATGACAGATGAGGGATTCTATACAGTAGATCAAGGGATGTTTAAACTTAGCGGATTCTTAGTTGTATGTAAAGCAATGTTTGAATTAGGACCAAGCTGGTTAGATAAATATGTCCGTACATTTATGAAAGAAGTTGTAGCAGAAGAATTAGAAAATGTTGTTGTTAGTGGAACAGGGAAGAAGCAACCAATTGGTATGATTAAAGATCTAAAAGGTGCTGTAACGGATGGTATTTATCCAGACAAAGAGCCTGTTGCATTAAAAGATTTTAGCCCGGCTACAATTGGTAAAGAGATTTTAGCACCAACAACTAAAAAAGGGACACGACGCTATACAGGCGTTACTTTAATTGTGAATCCATTAGACTATGCAACGAAATTCTTCCCAATTGGTGCAAAACGTAAAGACGATGGTACTTGGACTTATGATAATTTTGGTGTTCCGGGGTTAACGATGGTTCAATCACCAGCGGTTCCATTAAATCGAATGATTTCCGGCAAACCTAAAGATTACTTCATGGGTGTTGGTAGTGAACAAAAATTAGAATCAACCGATGTTCTTAGAATGGTTGAAGATCAACGTTTATACCTGATTCGTCAGCTTGCAAATGGTCGCCCACTGGATCATGATTCATTCACAGTATTTGATATTACAGCACTTGAACCGAAAGAAGGAACGCCGACGCCTTAAAAGGAGTGAATAATATGTATCCAGTATTAAATGATTTTATTGAAAAAGAGCATGATGGTATTACTTATAAAAAAGGTGAGCAATATCCTAAATCTGATTTCAAATCAAATTCTAAACGTGTGAAATATTTGCAATCAACCGAAAATCAATATCAAATTGCTTTCTTGGGTCCTAAACTTGAAAAAGTAAAAACGACAAGTAAGTCTTTGGAAAAACAGTTAGAACAAGAAGATAAGTAGGTGATTCCATTGGAAGATAATCTTCTTGCTGAATTAAAAGATGTACTTAAAATCACATGGAACGAAGAAGATGCACATTTAAATAGTATTTTAGATAAAGGAAAGGCGTATTTGTTTAGATTAACGAATGCGTCTTTTGATTTTTCTAAGGAGTTAACACCAAAAGATTTACTGTTAGAACGTTGTCGTTACGTTTATAACAATGCTGGTGATGAATTCGAAAAGAATTATAAGAAAGAATTATCTAGACTCATTTTGGATGTAGCAATAGGAAGAGCGGGTGTTGTTAATGGTTCAAAAAGCGTATAGAGAAACCTTTAACGATGGCTTTTTAGAATATGGTTATAAAAAGACCGAACGATCTGAAAATGGAAAACGAATTGGTGGGGAATTTCACGCAGAAGGTAAACTTGCTTATAAAGAAATGTCTTTCCGCGACAGTGATTATCAAATTGTTGGTGTTTTAACAACGGGCCTAGATTTAAAAGTAAAAACGTTGTATCCACCTTCGTTTAGAAAAATAAATAAGAATAAACTCAAGGTACAGATTGAAGGGATCGAATATGACGTGATTAAAACGGATCCTGATTCTAGCAAACAGTATCTTTTCTTTTATTTACAACAGGCGGTGAAATCTCGTGAATGAAAAATCTAAAAGGCTAATGAAGGAGCAACGAAGTGGTATTAAAAAAGTTCTTGACGATGGTTTTAAGCTATTAGTTGTGGAGGATGAATTAGCAGAAGATGAGGAATCGCAATTAACCGAAGAGGGATATAATTGTTTCATTTTGGAATATGGCGAGTTTCAGCCATCTTCAAATGAACGTACAATTTCTCAAAATGTATATATCAGCTATTTATCTGAAAATCAGGCTGATTTAGATGAACAGGTAATCGATATCATTTCATTGATTAGTAAGGTGAAAATGGTATCTTTTGTCGTTGCTAAAAGTGATCGTCTTCAGGTAAAAGATATAGATCGTTACATTGATCGTGTTGTTTTTACATTTAAGAGGGTGATTCCATATGAATGCGTTCGAACTTGATTATTCAGCTATAGAAAAGCTTGAGGAAAAGATGCGGATGTTACCAAATAAAATGGAACCCGCAGTAAACAACATTCTTCATACGGATGGTATACAAATTGCAACAGAAGAAATTACAAAGCTTATTCGGGTATCTCGTTCTAAGTGGAGTGTTCGAAATAAAACACATGCCAAAAATAGTAACTGGTCAAAAAGTGAAAAGATGAATTTAGGTTTCAAGGTAATGGCTCGTGGTGGAGCAGCTAATAAAAAAGGCTCGTTTGGTTATTTAGTTTTCCCGAATGAAGGAAGAGGTTCACATAACCCATTAGAACAACGCTTTGCAGAACGAGGGATTATGAACGCAAAGCCAAAAATTATAGAAAAACTACATGAAGGTGTAGATAAAGTGATAGAGGAGGAGTTTTAGTATGGTTAAAGTGGTTGAAGAATTTGATTCCGTATCGATTGTCAATGCGAGCATTCAGTTTAAAAAGAAAGGTACACAGGAACCCGGCACACCCTTCGGATGTGTAGGAACGATTGAAGGGGAACCGGAAATAAAAGAAATTAAAAAAATATGCGGTGGGGCAACTATTAAAAAGAAAACAAAGACAACTGAAATTAAAATAACTGTTGCAGCACATATCCCTGTTAAAGTAGCAAGGGATTATTTTGGTTTTGATACAACAGGATTAAAGCCCGGCATCTGGGCATACGGTAGCGAATCTAAAGGAAATGATTTCGTATTTACAGCTGATGTAGTGGATGAATTTCAGGATATTGTAAAATTAATTGCTTTTCCAAATTGCTCAAATTCTACAGGGTTTAAGTTTTCAATTGCAAATGGTGAAGAGGAACTAGCAATGATGGAGTTAGAATTCACAGCTTTACCAGATGAATTGAAGAAATTTTATTATGAAGCATTTGTGGAAGAATTAGCAGATGCTACAGTCGCTCAAAAGTGGCACACGCAATTTAATTCAACTCTTGTTAAAGGAACGCCAGCACCTTAAAAGCCCCAGTTTACAACGGGTCTTTTTCTATTGGATTAAACGAAAAAATGAAAGCGAGGAATAATACATGAAAGTACAAACGGTAACACTAAAAGAATTTGAAGTTGTGAGTGTTGGTGGTAAATTTGAAACAAGATTTATTAACGAACAAAATTACCCAGCATTTTTAACGAATTACGCTTTACAGAAGGGTAAAGATTTAGGTCTTGTTGAAAGTTCTATTTTTAAAGATTTATTAAAGTTTCAAGCTTTAGATGGGGTGAATAAAGAGGGAAATGCCGATTTAGAAGCTTTAGGAGAAATCGATCAGACGAATATGCATAAAATTATTTATTTAGCGTTTAGCGGAGCAAATCCTAAAGAAAACCTATCATATGAGGATTTTTTAAAAAGATTTCATGAACCACTAGTTGAATCTATGCAATTATACGCAACATTAATTACAGATGTAATTAATCAAGACCCGAATCAATTTGCAACAGCATTCCAAAAAAGCACGGATAACAGTGGAAAAGATAAAAAAAAGTAAAAGTTCCTGACGCGAAAGTCGAGTGTGTAGAGGACTTATATGTTTTGTATTGCTTGGTCTCTGGGATTGATCCAGAGACTTTTTGGCATGCACCTATTGCGTCTGTGGAACGGATTTATGCAGGAATTACAGCATTCAATGCATGGAGTAACAATCCAAAAGAAAGGTAGGTGAGAATGTGGCAAGAAACAATTCGGAAGTAGAAGTTATATTTAAAGCGCAAAATAAAGATTTTAATGATGCAATGAAAGGCATGAATCAAGAATCAAAAAAGCTTCGTCAAGAAATGAAATTACAAGAAGAACAGATGAAGTTAAATGCTTCTGATTCCGAAAAATTACAGGCAAAACTAAAGAATCTCTCGCAACAGTATTCAGTTGCGCAAAGGGCAACACAAGCAACGGCGGAACACTTACAACGCGCTAAGGCATTATATGGAGAAAATTCGGACGCAGTGGCTAAGTTAGAAGCGAAATTAAGAAGTCAGCAAATTTCAGAACAACAATTAGCAAATAGTATTAAACAAACTTCTGATAGTTTGAAACAAGCAAAAGAAGCCGAGCAAGAAAGAGCAAGTGAAACAGCTAAAGCGGCACAAAAACTTAAAGAGCTAAAAGGACAAGAAGAACAGTTACAGTCTTCTCTTTCTAAGATAAATGCTCAATATGAGCTTCAAAAAGCTAAACTTGGTGAAAATGCTTCGGAAGCAGAAAAGTTACGTTTGAAAATAGATAATTTAGGGAATCAGCATACTGTTGCAGCTAGTAAAGTACAAAACTATCAGCAGCAGTTAGATCAAGCTAAAAAGAAATATGGCGAAAATTCAAGTGAAATCCAAAGATATGAAACACAACTTTTACAAGCTAGAACAGCAGAACAGCAATTACAAAACCAATTAAGCGCAACAAATAGAAGTTTACAAGAACAACAAAATGTAACAAAACAGTTAAAGACGTTTTTTGATGCTACTGGCACGAGTGTAGACCATTTTTCTAATACATTAGGGAATAATCTAACGAACGCAATTAGAAGTGGCACAGCAACCGCTAGGCAATTAGAACAAGCACTTAAATTAATTGGTCGAGAAGCATTAGGAGCAGAAACTGATATTGAGAAGTTGCAACGTTCGCTTCGTTCTGTGGATGATGGGAATTCTATACAAAATGTAAGGAATGAATTAAGGGAACTTTCACGAGAAGCGGAAAGAGCGGCTCATAGTTTCGAAGAATTAGACATTGGTTTGGAAAATGTGTTAGGTGGATTAATGGCTGGTGGTGGTATTTCAGGAGCTATTGAACAAGCACTTGATACTTCCAAATTAAAAACAAAAATTGATGTAACTTTCGAAGTTCCAGCGGCATCTAAAAAATCAGTCGAAGAAGCAGTTCGTAGTGTTGAAGCATATGGCGTTGATGTGGAGGAATCACTTGAAGGTACGCGAAGACAATGGGCGTTAAATAAGGATGCATCAGATGCAGTCAATACTTCTATTGTCAAAGGTGCTGGAGTTATTGCGAACTCATATGCTGGAGTAGATTTTACAGAGTTAATTCAAGAAACCAATGAAGTTGCAGCTGGAATAGGTGTATCAAATGAACAAGCGATAGCGTTAATGAATTCTTTATTAAAGGCTGGTTTTCCACCTGAGCAACTAGATACTGTTGCAGAGTATGGAATGCAGATGAAGAATGCAGGATTTAACACTAAAGAAATACAGTCTATTTTTGAACAAGGAATAAACACTAAAACTTGGAATATCGATAATCTCAACGATGGAGTTAAAGAAGGGCGTATTAATATGGCGGCTTTCGGACAAGAAGTTCCGAAAGCGATGTCTGATTTACTGGAAAGCACTGATCTATCTACTGAACAAATGCAGGAATGGGGAAAGGCTGTTGCTGAAGGTGGAGAAGGCGGCTCAAAGGCAATGGCTGAGGTCGCAACGTGGATCGATGGGATTAAAGATAAATCGTTGCAAAATGCTATAGCGACAGAGGTTTTTAAAACAAAATGGGAAGATCAAGGCAAGAATATGCTTGCTGTTTATAAAGGTCTAGCCAATGTACAAGACAAAAGTAAGCAAAATCAAGATCAATTAAATGATGCGATAAATAAAATGGATGCAAGCCCAGCGGTTAAGTTAAAACAAGCACTTGCTGATTTAAAAATAGCGCTTGAACCCGTATTGGCTACAATTGCTAGTACGGTTGCAGCCGTTGCCACTTGGGTTTCGGCGCATCCGCCATTAGCTGCAGCCATAACGACAATTGTTGTAGCCCTTGGAATACTTGTTGGTGCATGTATGGCATTGGCGCCTATATTTATAACGTTATCTAGCGTAGCCAAGATATTCGGTTTAACTTTAAAGGGAGTTTCAGTAACGTTCTTATCCACCACCGCAATTGTTATAGGTGTTATAGCCATACTAGCTGCCTTAGTCGTTGGGATAAGGCATTTATGGCAAACAAATGAATCATTTCGAAATTCTTGTATAAACGCGTGGGAAACAATAAAGAATGCAACAACAACAGCAATAGAGGCTATGAAAAATGCATTAAGTAGTTTCGGAGATTTTCTTGGAACTATTCCGAGTAAGTTTTCAGCTATGGGAAGTGCAATAGGGAGTTTAGTTGACTCTATAAAATCGAAATTCGGTGAAATAGGGGATGCTATTGGAAATTCACTCCAAAGCAAGATTTCTTCTTTATCAAATGTATTTAGTGGATTAGGTTCCGCAATTTCTCCAATTATTGAATTCATTAAATCATCGTTTTCATCGATAGGAAATACGATTGCAACGCTCACGCCATTAATTGTCCGTTTAGGATTAACATTTTTAGGTGTAACGGGTCCTGTTGGATGGGTAATTGCAATTATAGCTTCGTTAGGTGCAACGATATTTAAATTAATAAATACGAACGATCAAGCGAAAGAAGCCTTGATGTCAGCATGGCAAATCATTCAAGGTGTATTTACTTCTATTGCATCTGTTATTATGCCGGTTATAACCTCACTAGCACAAGGATTTATAGATGCATTTGCGCCATTAGCGCCAGAGTTTCAAAAGACTGGACAAGTAATCATGGAAAGTTTCACATCATTACAGCCAGTATTTGCTGAGTTAGGAACAGCATTTGGAGAGTTAGGTTCAACAATTATTAGTCTGTTTGGTGAAGTTGTAACGGGAATTATGCCGTTAGCAGCGGATTTATTTAAATTATTTGGAGAAACAGTTCAACAAGTTATGCCACTTGTTACAGACTTAATCAAGTTGTTTACTGATACAACAATTGAATTAATGCCTTTAATAACAGGGGTTGTTCAAGAATTAGTACAAATGTTTTCAGGATTAGCAGCTGAAGTTATGCCTATGCTTGCTCAAGTAGTACAAGAAGTCTTCCCAGTGATCTTAAATGTAATTCAAGCGTCAGTAGGAATTTGGATTGTACTTATAAAAACTTTTGCGGATATTATTGTAATTATCGTACAAGAAGCACTACCGATTTTTCTTACAATTTTCCAACAGGTATTTCCGATTATTGTTTCAATCGTTCAAACAACAATTCCGATTGTAATTGAAATTGTAAAGCTGTTTGGTGAAGTCATTAGAATTATAGCAACTACAGTAATTCCGCTTATTTTACAGGTTGTACAAGCTGTTTTCCCTGTAATCATGGCAATTATTCAAGCTATAATACCTATAATTTCAGCAATATTACAAGGTATGGCAGAAGTCATAAAGGGCGTATTGATTCCAGCGATACAATTCATTTTATCCATTGTGCAGGCAGTATTCCCAACGATAATGAGCGTAATATCATCTGTACTTGGCATCATCACAAATGTTATCAAACTGTTTACTTCGATATTGAAAGGTGATTGGAGTGGCGCTTGGGAAGCTGTAAAAGGAATCACATCTAGTGTAATGTCTCTTATCGGGAGTATTATCCAAGGTGCTATGTCCTTGATTGGCACGGTTGTAAGTGGTGGATTAAATCTAGTGAGTTCAATATTCTCTAGTGTTTTAAATGCTGTATGGGGAGTAGTAAAATCAATTTTTAGTGGTATTAGTAATGTGATTTCATCTGTTATGTCAGCTGTAGGTAATATTATATCAGCCGGATGGAACGCAGTTAGTTCCGTAACATCAAGCGTATTAGATGCAGTATTTAATACGGTATCTAATGTTTGGGATAATATAACTTCATTCTTATCTGGGATTAACTTAATGGATATTGGTCGAAATATTATGGAAGGTTTATTAAACGGTATTTCATCAATGGTCAATCGAATTTGGGATAAAATCACGGAAACGGCAAGTGGGATTAAGGATAGAATTACAAGTGCTTTAGGAATTCATTCACCTTCACGTTGGATGCGAGATATGGTTGGTGTGAATTTAGGTAAAGGATTAGTTATTGGTATGGATAAGATGAAAACCTCTGTCCAAAATGCAGCATCTAAAATGGCTGAATGGTCGAAGCCGGACATTGATGGTTCGGTGTCTTATGCATCGGCTATCCCACAATCATTAGTGAATAGCGTAACCAATCAACCATCCATTACATTGAATTTGTACGGAACAGTACGTGAAGAAGCAGATATCAGAAAGCTAGCTGTAGAAGTAAGAAATGAATTAACATACACACAAAACGAAAGTGCCGCAGGTATAGGAAGGAGGGCGTAACGATGTTAGAACTGATAATAGATAATATACCCGCAAGTGATTATGAATTATGTTTAGTTGAGCGCCCCCCAATCCCTACCCCAAAAAGAAAAATAATAAAACATGAGGTAGAGGGAAGAGATGACGGAGCGCTTACTGAACTAGGGGAATATGAAGATATTAACTTGTCAGTGGAACTTAACATATTGCTGGATGAAGAGTCATTAAAAACGAAGCTTAGATTTATAAAGGTATGGTTATTAGAAGCAAAAACCTTATCTTTCAATGATGAAGATGTTTTTTATAAAGTGAAATATGTGGAAATAGATGATATTGAAAATGAGATAGAAGAATACGGTAAATTTGAAGTGGGTTTCACATTAGGCCCACATGCATATTTTACCTATAGTTCATTAGAAATTACAGGACCAGAAATTGTTTATAATCCAGGAACGTATAAGTCAAATCCATTTCTGAAGATATACGGTTCAGGTGAAATTAAAATGACAATTAATGATAAAACCTTTCTTTTAAAAGACGTGAACCAATATGTTATTGTAGATTCACAAATGATGGAATGTTATAAAGATACAAGTCCACAAAATCATAAGATGATTGGTGATTTTCCATTCTTCCAAAGGGGAGCGAATAACATATCGTGGACTGGAAATGTTTCTAAAGTAGAAATTGAAGGAAGATGGAGATATCTATGATTCCAGTTTTATATGAAAAGAACACGAGGGATTTCACGAATAATGGAATATGTTTTCTAAAAGATACAATTATAGCTGAAGTATCAGAAACATTAAACGGTTCTTTTGAGCTTTACATGGAATATCCTGTGCTTGGACTTAAATGCAATGAGATACAAGAAGAACGTATTATCAAAGCCGAGACACCAGAAGGCCCGCAACCATTTACTATTCATAGGTGTGTAAAGAAAAATATGTCTACTGTAAAAATTTACGCTAGGCATATTTTTTATGACCTTTTGGAAAATCTGATTGAAGATACCAACATTGTAGAGCAACCGGGAGTGGGAGCGTTAGATCAATTACTCCGTAAAACACAATATCCGCATCCATTTAAAGTTGTTTGTGATATCTCTAAAATGAATAACAGCCGAATAGTAAGGAGAAACCCTGTTGAAGCAATTCTTGATCCGCAGGAAGACAATAGTTTTGTGAACCGTTGGGGCGGCGAACTAGTAAGAGACTTTTTTGATATCAAAATGTATCAACAACGTGGAACAGATAGAGGGGTTACAATACAAGATCAAAAAAACCTTATAGGTTTTGAAAGTGATGTAGATTTGGATGTGGTTGTTACTCGTATCATGCCTAAGGGCGCAGATGGATTATTGTTACCTGAAAAGTATGTGGATAGCCCATTAATAAATAATTACAGCCGCCCTAGAATTAAAGTAATTGAATTTAATCACATTAAGGCTCAAAAAGAAGAGGGAAGAAATGATGAAGAAGCTCTCCCACTTGAAGAAGCATATAAAGCATTACGAGCAGCGGCGAAATCTAAGTTTACGGATGAAAAAATTGATATTCCACAAGCTAACTATAAAGTTAATTTTGTGGAACTGTCTAAGACAGAGGAATACAAGGATTATGCGGTGTTAGAACGGGTATATCTAGCCGATACTGTTCGGGTGAAACATAGCAAACTCGGTGTAGATATACAGGCGAAGGCGATTAGTTATGTGTTTAATGTACTAACAGAAAAATACAAAGATTTGAATCTAGGAAGTTATAAAAAATCCTTTTTAGATAAAATGAATGACGTTAGTAAAATTACTGATGGTCTTGAAGATATGGAAGAATCCGTGCTACAACAAGCGAAAAACAATGCAACGAATTTAATTAATTCTGGTTTTGGTGGTCATGTGCGTACGTATCCAGAACGTATTTTAATTATGGATACAGATTCGGAAAAGACAGCTAAAAAAGTTTGGCAATGGAACATAAATGGATTGGGATTCTCTCCTAAAGGGATAAATGGTCCATATGAAACAGCTATGACGATGGACGGTCGAATTGTAGCTGATTTTATAACAACAGGTACATTAGATGCTAATTTAATTAAGGTTGTTAATCTAGTGGCTGATGACATTGTTTCTGGTATTCTCCGAAGCCGCAACAACCGTTTCAGAATCGATTTAGATCGCTCTGGCGTTGATTTTTACTCCGAGACAGGAAAACTAGTGACTCAAATTGCCCAAGCGAAAACACGTCAAGCAGATGGTAGTTCCGCTGAAATTACTTATTTTGGCGTATCTGAAGCGGAAGGTGTAGCAACTGGTTTGGCTTTTGGTAAACGTGCAGCAGATGGTTCTTTTGGTAACTCAATTTATATAGAAAGTCGATATGGTGATGTATATATGCGCCCACCGACATTGTATATCATACCGTCTGAAAAAATGCGAGTGGAAGCTCGTGCAGAGTTCCACCACCCTGTTAGGTTCGATGCCTCACCACTTTCTAAAATCGAAGGAGCAATGAAAGGCGAAGAATGGACGATTGTACCAGGTGAAGGTGATAGAGGTGGTGCGGCAATTCGTCCTTGGACAAGCGGGAATGGTTCATTAGGGACAGCCACACACAGATGGCAGGAAGCTTGGATTGGTTGGATTAACGGTCAAGACATTGGTTTGAAGTTCAAAGCGATATCGGATGCGGATTTTAAAGCGGGAGAAGCAAGACGAGTTGCTGATTGGGCTTCTGGTCGTGTGGAAGAAGTAAATAAAATAGCTGTTAATGCGGCTAATGCTGTAAGTGGTAAGGCAGATGCATCAGCCTTAGGGTGGCAAATTGCGCGTATAGATAATGCGTTTGCTCGTATCGAAGCGCTAGAAAGAAAGTAGGAGGTGTGATCATGATTGAAGCAGATGTTTTAAGAGTGGCAAATGGTATGTTAGCAGAAAAATTAGTAGCTACAGAAACAGAGAACGCGGTATTAAAAGCACAATTAATTTTACTGCAGAAAGGAGCTGCCAATGAGAACGGAAACGTTAGTACTGGACCTGTCCAACCAGAGTATGCCGAGAATAATCACAGCAAGGGAGAATGACCGAAACGGATTTAAGGTTATTGGTAATCTGAGAGAACGTGGGAAGTCAGTAGATCTCACTGGATTTGCAGTATTTTACGAAGCAATCAGTCCGCTAGGCATGTTCGTACGCGATATTGCAGTAATTACAAATTTTAGAGACGGGGTATTTGAGTACATCGTTTCAAAAGAAGCTGTATCAAGTTCTGGAGTGTGGATTGGTTACTTTGCTTTTGAAAAAGGAACGGAACGATTTACAACGCAGGATATACGACTTTCATTAGGGTGTGATGTGAAAAGTGGAAGTATTCAGCTAGAAAACTATATTGCAGAGTTTGATAAGATTAAAAAACAGGTTGATGATTTGCAAATAGCAGTCGATAATGCAAACGTTGTAAAACGTAGTGGCGGTACGATGACAGGTGATTTAAATCTCGACAGACCTAGTGCAACTAATTACCGTGAACTTAGATGGTCAACGGCGGGAGTTAATGACATCCTACTAGGACAAGATACGTCAGGTAACTGGAGAGTGTTTGATAGTGCATCGGGAGCGGGTTCAATTTTCAAGTATGAGAAAGCAACTAAACGTTTTACAGTCGATGTAGCGAACACAAACTTAGTAAAGAAAACAGGAGACACAATGACAGGGGTTCTTTATTTAAGAAACAACTGGGAACATGCAATCCCTGATGGTTCTAAAGGGGTAACCGTTGTAGTTAATGATTCTATAAATAAGTGGGCTATAGGTCCTAAGGTTGGTGGAATTACTACCTGGACAAATGAATTATCTATGGACCTAACTACTGGAACGGTTACTGTAGCTGATCTCAAAACAAAGAAAGACACTGACTGGACACCACTAACCCTACTAAACGGAGTTAAGCAGCAAAGTTCACAACCAGCATCAGCCGTTAAACGTTCAGGTAATGTTGTTAATATAGTTTGTGCGATTACTGATTTCAAAGATAAACAGGTTATCGCTAATGTGCCAGCAATATTTAGACCGGATAGAGAAATGCTATTTACTTGCGACTATTTCCAAGGTTTAGTGCTTAAAACTGGTTATGTAATTGTAAAACCAAATGGAGACATCTACCTTGAAGGAATTGAAGCTGCAGTATCATTATATAGATTTGCCCTTACTTACATTGTTTAAAGGCGGTGATTAAAAAATATGAATATGAGAACATTTTATGTGTACGACAAACAAACAGGAAGATATTTAGAAAATGTGATTATATTCCCTTCATATGACACCAAAACAGATGATGACGGGAATGTGGTTGAATGGATTCCTGTTTACAAAAACATTCCAGAAAACGCCACAGAAATACCATTACCGCAGCCAAATTGGAAACCTGTATGGGATGGAGAAAAGTGGATTGAAACGATCACGGAAGAAGAATTAGAAGAAATGAATAAACCGCAACCGCATAAACCAAGTGAAATTGAAAAACTCAACGCCCTTATTACTGAGATGAAAAACAAACAACAAGTGACGGAACAGGAAAATGCCGCATTATTACTAATGGTAGCCGAGAGAGATTTAATGAATCAGCACAGGGATGAACAACAAGCCGTGATGTTATTTGCTTTAGCAGAGAAGGGGGTATTGTAATATGTTAACGGAAGACTTTTGGTACAAAAATATTAAGCGTTATTACGAAATGGAAATTTATAAACCAGAGGATGTAAAAAAGTTTTGGACACCATTTAAAAAGATTACCGAAGAACAATACAAGGAAATCGTAGGTAATGAGGAAGTGCTGACAGAGCAGCAATAGCTGGTCTTTTTTATTTTGAACAAAATACGGCTTTTATAACAAAGAGGAGCGATTTCGCTGCTCTTTTTATTTTGAAACGGGGTGATTGCGGTGGAAGGATTACAAGAAGTAAGAAGCGATGTTCAAGAAATAAAGCAAGAAATTAAAGAGATAAGGTTAGAAGTTAAAAGCTTAGAAATACGAACAACAGGTAACGAAAAAGACATTATCAATATCAACAAACAGTTAGATAAAATTAGCGCTAATACTACCTGGATCTTACGACTAATTGTAGGTGGAATTATAGGCGCAGCACTCACTTTCTTAATGAAAGGAGGTGGTATGTAATGTTTGAAATTACAGTAATGATTGGCATTGTAGTAGGTCTTTCGCAAATCGGAAAAACGATTGGATTACAAACAAAATATGTTCCGTTATTGAATTTAACGCTTGGCATTGTGCTAGGCGTTTTATTTTTGGACGGAGATATCAAAACAAATGTATTTCAAGGGATCATCATTGGATTGTCAGCCAGTGGACTATTTGACCACACAAAAATTATTAAAAAGGATGTTGATGTAAAATGAAAAAGACGTTAAAAAACATTGCTACTGTAGCATTTTCTGTTATCTTATCTTTATCCATTGCAACAAGTGCTTTTGCTGATAGAACGCTTATTATTCCTGATTTACCTAAACAACCATACCGTTATGGCGTGGGTGCATATGAAGGTGTTGTAGCCCATTCTACAGCCACTCCAGAAGCTCCAGCTATTAACATTCAAAAATATGAGTCTCGTACATGGAGAAATGCATTTGTTCACTATGCGGTCGATTGGGACGAAATAATCCAAATCGCTGATACAAAGTACATTGCTTATGGTGGTGGACCTGCTGCGAATAAACGCTTTGTGCATGTAGAATTATGCGAAACAGCGGACTATGCAAAATTCAAGCGTTCTTATGAAAAGTATGTAAAACTTTTAGCAAAAATTTTGAAAGATAACAAGATATCTGTAGAAAGAGGATTGTGGACGCATAGCGATGTAACACATCATCTTGGCGGTACAGATCATGAAGATCCGATTGATTACTTAAAGTCTCATGGTGTTTCGGAAGCTCAATTTAGAGCAGATGTGCAACGAGCATACAATAATTCTAGTGTGGATGTTTCTGTTCCTGACAAGCCATCTAAACCATCAGAAGTTCCAACCGCTGTAACAGATGGGATTGCTTATATTGAAGGTTACAACGTTAATTTACGTAAAGGGCCAGATACAAGCTATTCTAAGATTCGACAGTTAAATAAACCAGAATCTTATGTTGTATGGGGTGAAAAGGATGGCTGGTTAAATCTTGGTGGAGATCAGTGGATTAAGAACGATCCATCTTATGTGAAGTTTAATAAGAAAAGTACAGTGGATTCTTCTATTGTAGGTAAGCGTGTTGTTTCTAAAGTTAATAACCTACGATTCTATGATGTTCCATCTTGGCAGGATAAAGACGTGGCTGGTTCTGTAGATGCAGGATTAGGATTTACGATTGATGCGAAAGTAAGTGCTAATGGATCAACACAATATAAAGTACACAATAGCAAAGGAAAAACATACTATGTAACAGCAAATGAAGCCTATGTGTATGTGAAGTAAATAAAAAGGGAACTCCCCTATGAGTAGTTCCCTTTTTATAGTTTTATTTTTGTATTTTACCAAGGCGCATTATAAATCATAGTGACAACTTCAGCTCTTGTCGCGAACTCATTTCCGCGTGTACCATCAAAGATACCTATTGACTTCGCACGCTGGTCTGAGTAATAGAATCCATGTTCAGGGCTCCATATACCCTTATATCTTGTTTGTAATACCATTGCAGCAGCTTCACTACGAGTGATCCAGTTTGTGCCACGGGATCCATCTGATATACCCCTTGACCTTACAAAAAGCCATGCGTAGTCATAACCGTAATCACCTGACGAACCATGTATTTTCCGAGTAAGCATTAACCACATGTCTTGTCGAGTAGCTAGGTTATCCGGCATATAAGCAGTGATAATCCCTTTTCTCATAGCCCAATTCATTTCGCTATCTGCCCAATGTGCAGAAGCTTCTTTCGGAGCAATTGTTGCGAAACCTGCAGATAACATAACGGCTGCAGCAGCAACAATCATAAACTTTTTGAGTTTCTTTAACATATTTTCCATCCCTCTCCCTATGTAAAATTATTACATCCATTATATTACAGTGTTTAGTTTTCGGGGTAAATGGATATATACGAATTTATGATATTCTTTTAGGAATATTTTGTGAAGTTGGCAACGAAAATGGAAGGCTGACTTAATAGTAAGGGGCGGTGATATGAAGTTAAGTGAAAATATTCGTATAAAATAAACAATAGTAACGGTAAAATATACTATGTAACAGCAAATGAAGCCTATGTATATGTGAAGTGATTGAAAAGAAGAGAGCTACCTTGCAAGTAGCTCCCTTCTAATAGTTATTTAAATAGAGTAAATGATTAATGAGTCCAAGGTGCGTTATAAATCATAGCTACAACTTCAGCTCTTGTTGCAAAATCATTTCCACGGGTACCATCAAAGATACCAAGTCCCTCTGCTTCATAATCAACATACACATAACCCCACTTAGGATCCCACTGAATATCTTGATAGTAACCGTGCATATGTAGTACCATTGCAGCAGCTTCGCTACGAGTCACCCAATTAGTACCACGGGATCCGTCAGAGATACCCATAGTTATTGCATACTCACGTGCAGAATCATAGTCGATATTAAATTTCCCCCCCAGAACTGTACGAGTAACCATCAACCATGTATCTTGTCGAGTCGCTAGATTATCACGCAAATCAGCTGTAATAATCTCTCTCTTAAAAGCCCAGTTCATTTGTTTGTCTGCCCAATGAGCGGCATGAACTTCGCTCGGTGCAGCAGTTGCGAAACCAGTAGATAACATAACAGCTGCAGCGGTAACAACCATAAACTTTTTAAGTTTGTTTAACATCTGTTCCATCCCTTCCCCTATTTTGTTTTAATATCTAATATATTTCCCCATTTTGAATGCTAATTTAATATTTTAATAAAAACAATTCCTATAATGAACATTGCTTTTTTATTGTTTAGTTGTAACGAGCGTTTGCGTTATATAGCATAGCTACAACTTCAGCTCTTGTCGCAAAGTCATTGCCACGAGATCCATCATAGATTCCATTGCGTATCGCCCATTTTCTTGATAGGCTAAATCCGTATTCAGGGATCCAGGCACGTCCAACACCAAAGGCTTGGTAAATCATTCCCATCATCTCATCACGGGTTACCCAGTTAGTGCCTCGTAGGCCATCACTAATCTCTTCTCTTATAACATAGTTGCGTGCTGAGCCATATCCTGTCCCTTGAATGCTAGATTCATATGGAGCCCATGTGCGGAAAAGCATTAACCAAGCATCTTGACGGGTTGCTAGATTATCACGCAAATCAGCAGTAATGATTCCTTCATTAAAGGCCCATCTCATTTGTTTGTCTGCCCAATGAGCTGCATGAGCTTCATTCGGTGCAGCTGTTGCAAAGCCAGCAGACAATATAACAGCTGCAGCAGCAACAACTATAAACTTTTTGAGTTTTTTTAACATATTTTCCATCCCTTTCCTTGTGTAAAATTATTACATCCATTATATTACAGTGTTTAGTTTTCGGGGTAAATGGATATATACGAATTTATGATATTCTTTTAGGAATATTTTGTGAAGCTAACAAGAAAATGGAATTGTGTATGATGTTATTTCTTATAAAAGAATAGTTTGGTAAATAAAAAACGAGCTGTCTTTTTGACAGCTCGTTTTTCTTTGTTAATATTGAATTTTAAAATTAAATGGCTTCATTTCCAATTCATAATTTTCGCTTGAACCTTCAAGAGATATTTGAATTTCTCCTGTATCTACAGGTAACTTTGGAAATGCTAATGTAGCATCGGCTGTAACGCCAGGCAGTAAATCGTTTGGTATTTTAGGATATTTAGCTTCGTAGTTATCTGTTCGTTCAAATTGTTGACCATTTACTACTAAACTTGACTTGAACTCATAGAAACTGAACTTAGCAGCGGCCTCATTTTTTATAGAGAATAACACTCTAGTTTCGTTATCAGCAATTTCAATTTTTTTGATTGAAATTTTGTAACCGTTTTGAGCTTGTTCTTGATTAACTTCAATTGTTTTTTTTGCAGGAGCAAAAGCAGTTGCATAATCTGATTTATCAATACTAGAGGCTAGTATTAAAGGTGTTTTTAATGATGCGCCGAATCCGTTTTTCCCCTCAAAGGTATCTTTAACTTCTCCTTTTACATGAATAATATCTTCGACTTTTACATCGAGTTTAGTATCCTTAATAGCGATTACAGTATTCATGCTATTGTTGAGACCAGCCCAACCTTGTATGTATGTTCCATCTTTATCTTTTTCAGGCTGAACAAAAACCCTAGCATAAAAATCAACTTTTTTACCTTTGTATTCCTTTGGATTTGAATACATTTTTTCGAACTCTTCTTTAGTTAAAACTTTTTCGGATTTGGTCTGTTGCGTTTCTGTATTTTTCCCTTTAGATGATTCTTCTTTTGATGTTGTTTCTTTTGAGCAAGCAGACCCTAAAATAATAGATCCGCAAATTAAAGATAAAAATATTTTTTTCACGGTGTATCCTCCCAATTTATGTTTTAAAATTACAATATCTAGTATAACAAAAATCTTACATTTTTTAATGAGTAAAATGTAAGATTTTTCAACGGTAGAAAGATTAACCTTTTTCTATCTCTTCTATCCATATATCCTCGATATGCATGCTTAATGCTTTGGCAATTTTATATGAAGTAGAAAAAGTCGGTAGTTTTGTATTATTTACAAGTGCACTTAATGTGGATTGACTGATTCCAACACTCTTTGAAAACTCTTTTTGTCTTATTTCTTTTTCGGCAAAAATTACCCTTAACCTACACTTGAATTCCATATTACCCCTCCTTTAAATATATATTTTTCCACATAAAAAATTACATCCCTGTTCAATTAATACTAATTTAGAAGAAAAGTTTAACAGGACAAGCAAAAATTCTTATTCTAAGTCATATACCTATATCAAGACCACGAGGAATACCAAGTGGAACTAAGGACAGCAAGAGGGGAGAGGGATATATGCGTTGTCAGTATAACTACCTAAATACAACACCATTTCTACATCCTTCAAAAGAATTAAAGGGTATGTACAATGAAGCAAGATCAAGAGCAGAAACAGAATCTATTTTAAATCACATGAAAAACCATGAAGTTTATGATCGAAAAGAATATAAAGGGTATTTCAGTTTGTCACAGGTATTAGAAGAAGATCTATATGGAGAGGAAGAAGATGTTTTAAACTGGGAAATTCTAATGGATTGTTATGATGTTGTTCTTACGAGAAAAGGTATTGCATTTCGTGAAAAGGCAGAGGAGGAATAGTCATGACTCTTGCAGGGGAAGCGGTAATTATTTGGACGGCAACAGGCTTGTCAGTAATAGCGATGAAGGCAGCAGAAAAAATGGGGAAGAGTGTTCCATATTGGCTTCCACGTATTACCTTGTACACAACGCTCACAGGCTCGTTCTTATATCTTCTACGTTATGTTCTCGTTATGTTTCTATGAAGGAATACAACGTGGAAGGGTAGGGCAACAGGAAAGACATAAGGAAATGCTTGTCCTGTTATATTCCAAAAAAGTGCAATGATATCCTTATAGGATATCTAAGGAGGAAATGTTTATGTTGGAGTTATTAATGGTTCCTACGGCAGCATTAACTTATGCGTTAGTAAGTGATAAGTTCAAACAAAAAAACGAGGATAAAAAGAAAATTCAAGTCTTTTTTGAAGTGAGTGGGATTGCTATTAAAAGGGATGATAAATTTCATTATCCTAAGTTTCAAAAACAAATTGATGATGATCGTAGCACAACATATATTTACACTTTACCGGTAGGTATGCCTAGCAAAATTATTCAAAAGGTTGAGGACGTTGTGAGTGAGGGATTAAACAAACCCGTTCGGATTCACTATGACAATTATAAACTAAGCATCCGAGTATTTCATAAAGACATACCTAATAAGTGGGGATGGTCCGAGACTTTAATTGAACAAGGGAACTGGCTTGTACCTATAGGGCAAAGCCTAGAAGAATTAATTTATCATGATTTTGATAAAACACCACACATGACTTTAGGTGGTTTAACACGTATGGGGAAAACCGTATTTTTAAAGAATGTAATGACATCTCTTATTAAAGCGCAACCAGATCATACGCATTTATACATTGTCGATTTAAAAGGCGGTTTAGAATTCGGACCATATCAAAATTTAAAACAAGTTGAGTCGATAGCAGAAAAGCCAATTCAAGCATTTCAAGTTTTAAATACCATCCTTGAGAAAATGGAAGAGAAAATGCTTTATATGAAGGAAAGACATTATACAAACGTTGTAGAAACAAATATAAAAGAACGTCATTTCATTATAGTTGATGAAGGGGCTGAACTTTGTCCTGATAAAAGTATGGGGAAAGAGCAGCAAAAATTATTAGTGGCTTGTCAGAGAATGCTTTCTTATATAGCAAGGATTGGTGGGGCGCTTGGTTTCAGATTGATTTTTTGTACACAGTATCCAACAGGTGATACATTACCGCGACAAGTTAAACAAAATTCAGATGCAAAGCTTGGCTTTAGATTACCGACACAAACGGCTTCTCAAGTGGTTATAGATGAATGTGGATTGGAATCAATTAAAAGTATACCTGGACGCGCTTTATTTAAAACGGATAGGTTAACAGAAATTCAAGTACCTTATATTTCTAATGAAACGATGTGGAATGTACTAAAACAATATGAGGTGGAGAAACATGAATATACAAACACACATCAAATTGAATCGTCAGATGATGATTCTGACCTCGATTAGAAAGTTGAAATTCGCTACACGCAGGCATTTAATGGCTATACATGATTTAGGTGGTATAAGAAATGCAAACCGTATATTAAAGGATTTAGGCTCGTTTGTTAATAGCACAGTGTATAAAAAGGAATATGTATATTACTTAAATAAAAAAGGGCGCACGCTATTCGATGATACCGAAAAAATAGTACCAACAATTCGATTAGCACACAGCCTTATGAGAAATGAAGCGTGGCTCTACCTGTTTTGTCCCGACGACTGGCAGATAGAAACACCTATACGTTATAAAATAGATGATAAAAAGAAAACAATTATTCCGGATGTCAAATTTAGAGATGAAGAAGGGATTTTAAATGCTGTTGAAATAGATCGAACGCAGATGATGAATGTGAATAGTGAGAAGATGACAAGATACGGAGAGTTTACTATATATTATAGGAAGAAGTATAATGGTAAAGTTCCAGTGGTTCATTTTTTTACATTAACAGAATATAGACAAAAGACATTGGAACAGTTTGCAGTAAAGAACGGCGTGTATGCAAAGGTACATGTTTTGCATGAAGTTTAG